ATTTGCTCGCACACGCAGCGATTTTTCGCTAACTGCGGCGCACACCTTGCGCGTTTTCCGAACATGTTGACACACGGTCAACCATGTGCGCGGATTGCGGCGATTGCGCAAGTGTGCTATCAGGTATCTATGCCCTCATGTGGAACATGTAGTGAATGCTGCAAAGTGTTTTCGGTTGTTGACGTTGGGTCACGGCTCGGCGAACCGTGCCCTGAGCAGCTCGAGGGCGGTGGGTGCGCGGTTTATGACGTGCGTCCAGAGGTTTGCCGTGGTTTCCACTGCGTGTATATGGCGCTCGGCGCGCATGAGGGCGAGCGGCCGGACCGGTCTGGAGTGCTGGTCTGTGTGGCGCCTGCCATCAATAGGTTTTCGGGCAAGGCTGATATCGTGAGGGCCGTGTTCGAATGTCGCCCTGGCTCCATCGCGTCCTATTGGGGCTATCGTGTGATCAACAGGTTTTCCGCGCACAGCATCAGACTGGATGAGGTCGTGATCAAGGGCGACCATCTAGAGACTACGGGTAGACACTGGCTTAGCGGATTGGAATATTGGTAGTGACTAGGAGGCTGTGTGGCGCTAAGTAAACTATGCCCGTACTGTTTCAGGGTCCATCCCGGGTATCACCTGACGTGTGACGCGTGCTGGGCGAAGCGACAAGCGCAGCGCCCTCCCCCTGCGCAGCGTCCGGGCGGAGCCAAGAGGGGCTATGATCACAAGTGGGCCAAGGTGGCGAAGGCTCACAAACAGAAGAACCCGCGTTGCGTCAAGTGCGGAGCTCCTGTTCAGATGACAGATCACATCCAAGAACTTAGGGACGGAGGCGCCCGTCTCTCTCACCGTAACCTGCAGAGCCTATGCCGCAAGTGTCACGGTAAGAAAACCTACATCGTGCGCAAACGGAGGATGCATGCGCAGGGTTAAGAGCATTCCGGTGCGCGAAGAACACCCGCCGCCAGATGAATTCGATGAGATGGAGAGTGAAGAGTGGAATCGGGTAGTGGAAGAGATGGACAGGCGCGGGATCCTCGGGAAGGCTGATCGCTCGATGATCGAGTCGTATTGCCAGTCTATCACTCTAGCTCGACGACTACTACAACAAGTAAAGAGCGAGGGATTCATGGTCCAGGGCAAATTTGGTCCGATGATGCATCCGGCGATAGGCGCGCGCAACGCCGTTCTAGCACAGACAGTGAGGCAGGCTAAGGAGCTGGGGATCACGGTCACCTCGAGGGGCCAGGCAAAGCAGAGGGCGAAGGGTAGGAAGCTGCGTGACCTCGGGTAAAGCAAAGAAGCGCACGTCGAGCCCTAGAAAGAAGCCAACCATCAAGAAGAAGGCCGCGCGGCCGTACTGGGAGCTGGGCCGGGTGGGCGCCGATCAGATGGAACAGCACACCTATGCGCGTGCGCAGCGAGACCACGCGCGCGAACGAAACAAGACTTTTGCCTATCGTTGGGATGCTGCGCGGGGGGAGCGGCCGGTTCGGTTCATTGAGTCGTATTGTCGCCTGGTCACTGCCGAGTGGAGAGGCAGGCCGATGATCCTCTCTGACTTCCAGAAGTTCATTCTCCGTGAAGGGTTCGGGTGGGTGCGGAAGGATGACGGGGCCAGAAGGTTCACGACTATCCTCCTGTTCGCCGGCCGGAAGTTTGGCAAGTCTGAATTCGCAGCGGCCATAGGCCTTTACATGCTTTGTCATGATGACGAGGGGACACCCGAAATCTACTCGAGCGCAACGGATCGTGAGCAGGCCGCGATCGTGTTCGACAAGGCCGCGGACATGGTCACGCTCGATGAAACCCTGTCATCTCTCGTTGAGAAGCGAGGTGGGCAATCGAACACTGACCACTCGCGCGCTGAGCTGGCCTGTCCCGAGAATGGCGGCGTATTTCAGCCGTTGGCGGCCGAGTCAAGGCGTCTGCACGGTCTGGCAACCAGCTGTCATCTGTGCGATGAGCTCCACGCCCACCGGGATTCGAGGCTCTGGAACGTGATCGAGACCGGGACAGGATCCAGGCGCCAGCCGTTGACTTTCGGCATATCTACTGCGGGCGTCGCTGATATTACGCGCATCGGATATCAGAAGTATGACCTTGCGCGGAAGGTGGTAGAGGGCGCGATCCCGAATGAGAGCTTGTTCGTCATGATCTGCGAACCGGATGATGACCGGGACATGTTCAGTGAGCAGGCGTGGCTCGCAGCAAACCCGCACTTCCCGATCACACCGAAACGCGCGTATCTCGAAAAGATGGCGCTGCAGGCGCAACAGGAGCCGTCGTTCTTCGGTGAATACCTTAACCTGTGCGCGAACAAGTGGACAAATGATGATGAAACCTGGATCAGGATGGAGTTTTGGGCTGAGTGCACATCGCCATCAGGTACAGAAATACAGGATGGAGCGCAATGCAGCCTCGGGCTCGACCTGTCCAGCACCAATGACCTGACATCCTGGTCCGCTGTCTTCCCGCTGGGAAGCGGCCGGTACGCCGTTAGGTCCCGATCCTACATGCCTGAAGAACGGGTGGCCTATCACTTTCGAGCAGGCCGCAAGCACTTCGCCCAGTGGGTCGAATCCGGAGACATCATCGCAACGCCTGGACGTGTGATAAACTATGAGTACATTCACAAGGACATTCTGGAATTCGGGCAGACCTATCAGATCACGGCGATCGGGTATGATCCTAGGATGATGGCCCAGACGATCAACGCGCTTGGTGAGCGGGACGGGTTCAACCTGGTCGAAGTGGGCCAGGGATTCGGTGCTCAGACGCCTGCCTGTAGAATGACGGAACGGCTGATCACCGAGGGCAAGCTCATCCATTTTGACGATCCAGTTCTCACGTTCTGTGTACGCAACGCCTCGGTAGACAAGTCACCGGATGGCGGGCTGAAGCTCAGCAAGAAGCGGCTGGCGCCACATTCCAAGATCGACGCTCTAAGCGCAACGGTCAACGCGCTAGCTCTATTCGTGAAAGATGACCAGGAACCGCCTGAGGAGCTCGAATTCTACTGATCGCCCGGGGTTGACTCTGCATATTTTGCATGTTACGCGGGCGATGTATGGGATTGTTGTCTCGCCTGTTCGGGCGCGCGGCACACGCCCCTAGCAGTTCTGGTGTAGGCCTCCTGTATTGGGGGACGGAGGCTCCGCCTGTTCGCGTCGATTTCGAGACAGCGTGGCGGGTGAGCGCGTGGTTTTCGTGCGTCGACCTGATCGCAAACACGATATCCAGTAGCCCTTGGTCAGCGTTCCGCCGTGGTGCCTCGGGGAAAAAGGAACAGCTACCACGGGATGATAGCCTAGTTTGGTTGCTGAACGTCAAGGCAAACCCGCTGATGACCGCCCCCGTGTTCTGGGGCGGCATGATGTGGTCTGCCTTGACCGCCGGTAATGCATACGCTCAGATAGTCAGAAACAGGATTGGGAATCCGGTCGAGCTCTGGCCGATACCGTTTCATCGCATAAAACTGGAGTACAAAGTACCCGGCGATATCCGTACCATGTACTGGCAGTATAGCGGAGACAGTTACAATCCTTCAGCCGAGCTGGAGATCAGGGACGTGTTTCACATTCGCGGGAACTCGTTGAGCCACGCGATGACCGGTGACCCACAGCTAATGGCTGCGTTTGACGCTCTGACGCTGGCGGTCTGTGCGGAGAAATTCGCGACCAAGTATTTTGGGAACAACGCGCACGTGGGTAGCATCGTCGAAATGCCGGAGAGCCGGGTCCGGGCCGAGCTCAAGAAGGATGCGAACGCGATTCGTGAGCAGGTCGCTGAGAACAAGCGGGGGATAGACAACGTTGGGAAGCCGATCGTCCTCCCCCCTGGCTTCAAGTTTACCCCGCTCAGCCTTAAGGCGAAGGACGCTGACCTTGATGTGATGATCGGACGCGGTATCGAAAGCATAGCCAGGTTCTTTCACGTTCCGCTTACGATGCTTGATGTACACGCCAGCGCGCAGGGGTACGGCAACAATCACCAAGCGTTGAGAACGGGTTACATCCAGGACGGGGTCATTCCTTGGACCACCAGGATCGAGGCCGAGGGAACCGACAAGCTGTTCCCGGTCCGCGGCATGTGGAACGGCATTTTTGTTGATCTGTCAGAACACAGGCTTGGCACGGCACAGGAACGCGCAGAGACGATCAAGACCTATGGCGAATCTGGAACCAGAACAGTCAATGAGCTGCGTGCAATCGACAACATGCCTGCAATAGATGGTCAGGATGAGTTGCCGGCGTACACGGCCAACCCTGAGAGAGATGAAAAGATTCACGAGGGCAGGGTGACAAAGGGTATCGAGACCCGGAACGAGGCGCGGCTAGCCTTGGGCCTCGGACGTCTCGAGCAAGAGGGAATGGATGAGGCACAGATCGACAATCGGCCCGAACCAGAACAAGAACCAGAACCCGCGCCCAATGATCAGCGGGAAAACGAGCCGGCCTCTGAGCCGGCCGAGGAGCTCCCGACTCCAGAGCAACCGGGAGGAATGGCAGATGAGAACGAGGATCAGGAACTGGAAAGCCTGCGCTCGAAGCTCCGGGATACCGATAGTGTAGTCGATGCTCTGATGATGGACCTCGAGGCCGAGCGCGAAGCGCATAAGCGAACAGCAGCCGACCGGGACCGGGTCTATCAGAGGTCGCGGGAGTGGGTTGCCAGGACGCAGGAAGCCGCACAGGAGGCTGACGCGTGGCGCGATCAGGTAGTGTCAGAGCGTGATGCGGCGAAGGCTGATGCAAAGCGGCTTGCCGGCGAGGCATTGTCAGCCAATCAGGAGGCCGCGGACTTGCTCGTCAGGCTTAAACGTCAGGCGGACGAAATTCAGAAGCTCCAACAGAAGAAGGGTAGGCGGCGAAAATGAAACTACTGGCCTGGCAAAAACGTGCGACCTCTCTGTCAAAGCAGTTTTCCGCGGCGCTCCCCAAGCCAAAGTCTTTGCTCCAGATCGAGGGCGACGTTGCTACTCTCTTTATCTACAGTTACATCGGTGTGTCGTACTGGGATGATGAGGACGCGGTTACAGCGAAGCAAATCGCAAAGCAGCTTGATGAGCTTCCGGTTGACTGCGAGCTGGTGGTGGCCATCAATTCGCCGGGAGGTGACACGTTCGAGGGTGAGGCGATCGCATCGCTCATCCGTCAGTGCACCAAGCCGAAGAGCAAGACTGCTAGGATCGATGGCCTCTGTGCATCGGCTGCTACGTTCATCGCGTGCGCGTGCCCGAATGTCGAGATGTATGTGGATGCCGTGTACATGATCCACAGGACATGGATGTTCACTATAGGCAATGCCGATGACCATCGGGAATCCATCACGCTCCTAGAGAAGATGGACGGGATCGCGGCTGGGATGTTCTCCCGGAGGACCGGAAAATCGGTAGATGAATGCCTAGACATGATGTCAGCTGAGACCTGGATGACCGCCGGAGAGGCAAAGGACCAGAGCTTTGTTGACAAGGTATTTGGTCAGGACGGAGAAGAGAAGGAGGAGGGGTCACCCGATTCTCGCATCCCAGCCCGTTCATTGCTCGATGACGATTGGCCCCGCAGACGAGCACAGGCCAGGGTAATTGTGGCTCAATACGATCGTGACGCATTGTCACAGAAAGGGAAATGAGATGCCAGGAAACAGAATGGAAGAGTTGCGAGACGAGCTCGCGACTGTGACCGAGAACATGCGAGGTATCCTCGCGCGCGCGGATGCCAGCGGCCTGCCTCCGTCTGAGGAAGACCAGAAGCACATCGATCAGGGGATTGCACGCGAAAGAGAACTGCGGTCCGAGATCGATCGGCGGGAAGCCGTTGAAGCCGCCTACGTGCGTGCGCACGATGAGCCCCAGGGCTCCGCAGTCCACAGGCCAGGGAGCGGGGTCCAGGTGGGAATGGAGGGGAACGCAGATCGACCGCTGGTCAGCCCGATCAACGATCCACGTGCGGAACAGCGCCATCAATTCCGATCGGCGCACGAGTTTTTCATGAAGGTTCGCCATGCCGGGATCACGGGACAGCGTGACCCGCGCCTCCGGTCTACCTTGCCGGACGCATTCGGGAACGAGGGGATCGGTGCTGACGGCGGTTTTTTGGTGCCTCCAGAATGGTCGAGCGAGATCGCGAGAAACGTGGTTGGAGAGGAAAGCCTCCTGAGCATGACCTCGGTCATCAACTCGACTACCGGCCGATTTGAGTTCCCGGCGGATGAGGATCACGCGCATGCGAGTAGTGGAGGGATCCAGGCGTACTGGGAGACTGAGGCCGATACCGCGACCGCCAGCAAGGTCAAGGTCAACAAGGTCTCGCTCAAGGCGCACAAGATCACGGTTCTCGTTCCGTTGACCGATGAGATCATTCAGGACGCTGCAGCGATCTCGAGCTTTCTACAGCTGAAGGTTCCGGAGAAGCTCAACTACAAGGTCAATGATGCTCTGATCAGGGGAAACGGCGTCGGCATGCCGCTCGGCCTCACGCAGGCTCCCTGCCAGACTGGGCCGACCCGGAACACCAAGCTCACGATCACGATCGAGGACATCCTCGGTTGCTGGTCCAGGATGCCTGGCCCGTGGCGCTCGAGCTGCGTCTGGCTCGTGAACTCGGAGATCGAAGAGCTTTTGCCGACCATGACGCTGAGTGGTTCGACGTCTGGCGTTCAGGCGCTCTACATGCCTCCTGGTGGTCTGGCTGACGCGCCGTACGCGCGGCTCCTAGGTCGGCCGATTTTCGTGTCGGAGGCCTGCAGCGCACCCGGGTATCTCGGGGATTTCATCCTCTGGAATCCGAAGAAGAACGCGACGATCGTAGTTGGAGGAGGCATGCGGACCGATGTCTCGATTCACTGCTACTTTGAGCACGGGCTGACCGCGTACAGGTTTGTGATGCGGCTCGATAGCCAGCCGATGCTCAAGGATGTCATCGCGCCGGCTCACGGCTCGAAGAACAAGAGCATGGTCGTGATGCCGACCCAGAAGATCAGCTGATGCTTTGTCCGCCTCTGCCCTCCGGCCCGGAGGGCAGAGGTAAAAGGAGTCAGACTTTCACAGAAAGGAAACGAAAATGGGATCCATGATCTTGAGAGAGGGGATGCGACGTGTGGCGCTCGCTCCCGTCGACACGCACAGCGCCGCGAAGTCGTCCCCGTATCTGGATGTGCGCGGTTGCACCAGGCTTCGGCTCGAGGCGATCGCATGCTCTGATGCTGGGTCGTTCGATGACGTAATCGCGTTTGACGTCGACCAGGCAACGGACAGTTCTGGGACCGGGGCGAAGGCTGCTACCGGTCAGCTGGCCGATGCGATTCTCGCCGCGGCAGATGGCGGTGCGGTTGCCTACACGCCTGCGAGTGAGGATGAGGGCGACGCGGCTGCGAACGCCTTTGCGTTCACGGCGGCTGACGATGGCAAGAAGCTGGTTCTGGACATCGAGCTAGCGAACGATGACCTCGACTACGCCAACGGGTTCGGATACATCACGCTGACCGCGACCAACGCGGCCGGCGGCTCGTCTGGCATCATCAGCATGGAGCTGTTCGCCTACCCGGCTCCCTACCAGCCTGAGAACTGAGGTCAACCTTGTCCAACCTGATCGCTCAGAGCGAGCTAAAACAGTACCTTCGAATGTTCCCGACATTCGATCAGGCTACTGGTTCGCTCGCCCTGAGCGGTGTTCTCGCTGGGCACGCCTGCTCGATCGCGAACATCGAGCTGGTGGCAGACACTGATTTCGCAGTGGGAGCGAACGACACGATCACGACACAGAACTTTGTGACCGCGATCGCTGCGCACGCGACGCTTAGCAAGCTGGTGATCCCGGAGGCTGATGGAACGGATGCTAATCTGACGTCTATCGTCTCTGGTTCGGTCGGAAACTCGATAGAGCTATCGAGTTCCCAGGCTTCGATCGTCGTAACCCCAATGTCCGGGGGCGACGGTGATGCAACCGACCAGACCGCAAACACTGACGCGGAGCTCCTGCGTGCATGCGCCGCGGCCAGCGAATGGATCCGGGGGCGCATCGGCTGGGGCATCTTGTCGGACAGCTACACAGAATACTTTGACTGGTCGGTAAATGCATATCCGAGGCTGACAACCAAGCGCTTCACGCTCGCTCAACCGCTGGTAACTGCCATCTCATCCGTGACCTTGAACGAGGAAGCGATCTCAGAGTCGAGTTCCGGGAGCGCAGGATGGAAGTTGTGGAACGGCAGGCTCGAGCTGGTGCGTTGGCAGGAGCTGGATTATAACTCAGACGTCATTGACGACCGCCACAACCTGACAGTTGTTTACACTGCAGGTTATGATGATTTGCCTGACGATCTGAAGAATGCGGTTTTCGAGGTGGCTGCAGACATGTTCCGAAGGTATTCGCGCATAGGCCAGCGGGCCTGGTCGACCGGCGGGAACAATGAGACATACTACGTCGATCCAGTACTGCCGAGCGTCCAGGCTGTGATCGAGACCTACAGGCTTCCAGAGATGGAGATCTTGTGACCAGTGAATGGATCGACATTCCGAATTCTGAGGCCCTCATCAAGCGGTTTAGGGACAAGGGCGACAAGCTCAAGCGAAACATGCGAGCGGCGCTCCGAAAGATCGGCGATCGAATCGCCGCGGATGCCGCGCGCCGCGCGGCGCGCGATACAGGGAAGCTGGCAGGAGGGATCCGAGCGCGGATGACGAACGTTAGTACGACTGGGACTGCAGTCGTAGTATCGCCGGATAAGAAGACTGGTTGGCATGGCGCGTTCTTCGAGTACCCACAAAGGTCTGCGACCGCTACTGTCCGTTGGAGGACGGTCAACGGGATCGAGATCAAGAGAGAGCACCCGTTCGAGCGTCGCGTAAACCTGCATTACCGCCCGTTCATGCAGCCAGCGTTCCGCGCTACGCGTGAAAGCGTGCTCAAGGATTCGGTTGAGGCGATCAATGAGGCGGTGCAAAAATGAGCGATGAATTCGACGCTTTGTATGACCGGATCATGTTGGCTGAGGATGCGAATTGGCAGACCCCGTCAAAGTTTCTGCGCTCGTCTTCCCCTTATACGCCTCCCACGTTCGACCTGGTGAGGGTCGCGGAGGACTGGAACCACTCCCACCCGTGCAAGGCTCCGATCTACGAGCACCATTTCGGGATCAAGATTGTGCTCGGTCCCAGCAATGATGCGCTCACCTACAGGGACGCGATCCGTGATGCTCTGCTTTGGGATCGGGAGCGGGGGGACAACGGCCAGGTCCAGTACTGGACCAACCTTGGGGGCTTGGTCAGATATGCTCGAATTCAGGGCGTGGAATACTACCGCACAGAGTGCGCAGAGATGCACGAACTGGTACTAACAATTGCGGCGAGGGCCGCTGAATAACGGAGGGTAACTATGAGTCTCGAACCACGCAGAATCTTCGGACCTGGGAACGGTTGGCTCAAGCCGTTGAGCGGAGCCGCGACGCGGAAGATCTTGCACCCGCAAGAAGTGACAATCGACCTGAACATCGAGACCGTCGAATGGAATGGCGGAATGGAATTCCCACAGGCAAGTGCTACGATCGCACGCGGGCTATCTGGGACATTCAAGGTGTTTGCCCCAGACGTTCAGACCCTCGCCCTGTTCTCTGGCGGTACCAAGACGACTGGGAGCGAGAACGTGATGGAGGATGAGGAGGACACGATCCCCGGAACTCCATACGAGGTCACGGTGGATGAGTCTGCAACATTCGTCGAAGACCTTGGGGTCTACAACGTGACCAATGGAGAATGGATGACGAAAGTAGCATCCTCACCGGCCACTGGCGAATACTCGGTTTCGGCTGGCGTTTACACATACGCGGCTGCAGATGAAGGGGACCTTGTTCGTGCGTGCTATGTCTACACGTCGGCCAGCGGCGAAAACCTGATCGTGCCAAACGCCGTCCCGATCCCCTCGGTGGAATTCGAGCTCAGAGCGGCGAACAACTGGAACGGAAACAAGCATTCCATCGTCTGCTATCGGATCATCTTCAAGAGTCTTTCGCCGATCTATGCTTCGAAGCGGGATGAGGACATCAACGAGTATGCCGCGGCGTTCGCTGGACTTGCTGACTACAGCGGAAACGCCTACAAGCTTTCAGCCCTGCCACCTGCGGCATAACGGTTAGTTGATGGCCAATCAGCAGCCAGAAGACCTTGTAATCAAGATCACTGCCGAGCTCTCGGAGGCCCAGAAGCGCTTTCAGCAAGCGCAGAAGGAAATCCGGGAGCTAACGAATCAGGCGAAGAAGGCTGGGCTCGAGCTGAAGAACTTGCCAGGCGGCAAGGGCGAGCCGTCCGCGCTCGACGCGCTATCACGCAGTGCCCAAAACCTAAACTCTCAGTTTATGAGGGGACGCGCGGCCACCTCGCTCCTGATCGGACAGCTCAACCGATTGGGTGATGGTGCTACTTCTACGGAAACGGCGATCACCGGGCTTGTTGCTGGGCTTGCGCTTGGTGGCCCGCTCGGCGCGGTTGGTGCCGCGATCAGCTCCGCGGTGGAAGAGCTGAAGAAACTCAGCGATCAGGCGAAGGCGAACAAGAAGGCCTTGGCCGACTTGAGCTCAGGCATAAGCAAGGGCTTGGTCGCGTCGCTCGACATGATGGCCGAGCGGGTCCAGAAAGCCAACGGTGTATTGGAGGGCTCGATCGTTATCTGGAAAATGCAGAACGATGCGGCGAAGGAAAATGCGAAGCTCACTCAGAGAATAGTAGACGAGACCAAGAAGCTTGCGGATCTCGAGAAAGCTGCAGACGGTCACCGGTTCAAGTCGATCAAGCAACAAAGAGAGCTGATCAAGGAGCTGAAAGACCGGCTCGAGCTTCAGCGTGCGTCCGCAAAGATCGCGGTTATCCAGGAACAGGCGGCCCAGAATGCAGAGGCCGTAAGAGCCGCAAAGGAAGGCGCCCGCGCGATCGTCGACGCACAGTCTCAGGAGCGGAAAAAGGCTGGGGAGAAGGCCGCGGCAGACGCCCAGAAACAGAGAGAGAAGGAGGCAGAAGAGAGAAAGAAGGAAGCCGAAAAGCTGGAAAAGGATCTGTTCGATGCTGAACAACGTGAACGCCAAGCAGCTGAGAAGGAATGGAGGGGCGAACAGGAGGCGGCGCAGGCTGAACGGAAGGAACGGCTTGCGCTTGAGATGGCCGCTGCAGGAGAAGCGACCGAGGCCATGCGTTCGCAGGCTCAGGCGGTCGCGGACGGCGTGGGAGAGGTATTCGAGCGACTTGCAGCCGGCGAGATGGACCTTGGGGAAGCTATTCAGGAAGTCATGACCAAGACGCTCGACCTGGTCCTAGAGACGGCACAGAAACAGATCCTAGCGTCCGCGGCTGTGTCGGCGGCCGAGGCCTTCCAGTCTCAGGCTGCAGCCCCGTTCATCGGTCCAGCCCTTGGCGCTGCAGCCGCAGCCGCGGCACTCGGGCTAGTCAAGGGGTTCATCTCGAGTCTTCCTAAGCGTGAAGCCGGCGGGCCGGTGACCGGAGGGCGTGCGTACGTGGTGGGCGAAAAAGGTCCAGAGGCATTCGTCCCAGGCTCATCGGGATCTGTCGTGCCAAACAGACAGCTGACCGGAACCACCATCAATCTTCACGTGTCTGCAATGGACAGCAAATCGTTCGAGCGTGCACTCAAGGATAACAGCTCGTCGCTCAGCCGCGTGCTGAATGACATGACCAGGCTCAGGAGAATCGGCTGATGGCAACCTATCCGACTTTCGCGCTCACAGGCCTAGCGATCCAGAAGATCCCTGTTCTTCCGAATGTCACTGTCCAGGAGACCATATCTGGGAAAGAGATCAGAATCGGGCATTCATCCACGGTCAGGTGGCGGTACAGGATACCGATCGAGATGATGACCGCTTCAGAGAGGACGGCTTTCTACGCGTTCCTCACGGATGCAGGTGGGGCATTGACCTCTTTTACGATCACCGATCCAGACACAGCTGCCACGGTCACCGTGAGGCTTGAGGATCCGGGTGTGCTGACCCGGCTGTTCCAAGGCGGGTGGGGGGACACGGATATCGGCCTGATCGAGGTGCTGTGATGAGGACGGGTTCCGCGGCCAAGACGCTGATCGAGGGCAACGACTTCTGGTTCCAGGCCGATTTGCTCGAGCTGACGCTGGTCTCTGGCCAGGTGATTTATGTGACGACCTGGGACCAGAATATCACGAACGACGGGGATACCTTTCTGACGGCTGGTGGGGAAGACGACCGGCCTGGAATGAAGCGCGGGCTCATCCGGTGGGCAGTGGGAACCGAAGTTTCGACTTTCGGACTCGTGTTCTGGATCAATGCACCTGACCAGGGTTTCGGGGGAGAGGAATTCGCGACGCTAGCGGCAAACGGAGGTTTATACGGAGCGCAAATCAATTTCTGGCGGCTTGTCTCAGCGACTACCGGCGGATTTGCGACTGCCGATCGTGTGTGGCTGTTCAGCGGCGATGTCACGGATATCTCGATCGACGGGAATGAGATCGGGATAACCGTTCAGTCACAGCTAGCCAAGCTTGGAGTCATGCTGCCAAAACGGAAATTCCAGGCGAGCTGTCCATACGCCTTTTGCGATGCCGCCTGTGGTCTGAGCGCTGCGACCTATACAACGGCGCGAACGGTTTCCAGCGTAACTGATCTGAGTCACATCACGGTCTCTGGCTCGATCACGAACGACTACTATAAGGGAGGGAATATTGTTTTTACTTCTGGTAACCTGATCGGCGTGCGGCGCAATGTGCTTGGGAACACGGCTGGATTGGTGACGCTCGATGCTCCCCTCCCGGCGGCCCCGTCTGTGGCCGATGACGTCGATACAATGAGAGGCTGTGCCAAGACGCTGGCCGCGTGTACGGCATACAGCAATCAGACGCGGTTCCCTGGTTTCCCGTTTGCAACTAAGGGTGCATGATGGGCCTTGGATTTCTGACAGATAAGCTCAAGGCGCAGCGGGCGCAACTCGAGGGAGCGAACTACGCCAACTCGTTTGCTGGGTTGGGTGGTGGCGCGGACCTCGATATTTCCTCGATCTGCGTCCCGCTCGTCTATGGCAAGACCAAGGTCAAGGCACAGCCGATTCTCGTACCCAGTGATCTCAGCCGTCAGGAAACATATGAGATCACCGTTTGGGGTCAGGTGATTCAGACGGGGCTTTCCTATATCTCGCAAGCCGGACAGTGGGCGCTCTGTCAGGGACCGATACTGGGTACCGTGTCCAAGGTCTGGCTAAACGATAAGTACAGTTCTACGCTCACCAAGCTACATCCGTTCACGGTGACGAGCGGCCCGCTGTCCCAGTCTCCATGGTCCTATCTGACCGGTCTATCTTGGTACATCTCAACAACCCTCACAGTGAGCGGTACCACTGTAACGATCAGCGATCCCGACTACTCGCCTTCGAACGTCATCGGCTGCGTAGTCAAATCAAGCAACAAATACCTGACGGAGATTTCGAGTGGATCTCCGACTGTCGACGAGTTTCTCCCTACGGGCGGCGGGATCACTGTCAACGCTGCTTGGGACGGCTACGCGCTTGGGATCACGTACATCGTTTTCACTGATCACACGTATAATGACTACGGGTATGGTGGTACCGCACTTCTAAGGTGCGCCGATCTCAACCTGTCGAAGAACTATGACGGGCGGACGCCAGAGATCTGGTGCGAGGTTCAGGGACTACTCGGAACATCCGATCAGAACCCGATCGATATCATTGAGGATCTACTGACCGATACCGTGCATGGAGCCGGGATTGACAGTGGTCTTTGTAGCTTTGAAAATGGTCAGGCTGGCGACGCAGCGTCCAGCCTCAGGCGATGGTCCGATCAGGCATCGCTCCTCATATCGGCTGCGATTGAAGACCAGCAGTCCGTTGCATCGATCATCGAAAACATCCTTGTCGGGTGTGATGGCGAGCTCGTGTGGAGTGATGGCCTGTTCCGGCTCTACCCGTATGCCGAGGCTGACCTCGGCACGTTCTCTGCCTGGCAGACCCCACAATATGAAATCACGGTCGACGATCTGATATCGGCCCCTGTCCTCAGGGTGGTTGACGCGGACAACACGTATAACGTCGTTCCAGTCGCATACACACAGAGAGCACCTGATGGAACCGACTGGAGCGAAGATCAGGTGTACAAGACAAAGGAGGTTGCGACTACCGAACTGGCTACCGCGGACTCGACTGGGACGCGAAAAGCTCCGACCGTTGCCACCTACCTTCACAGCAAGACAGCGGCCCAGAAGCTGTCAGCGATCCTCGCTCGCCGGCTCACGTACCAGCGCACAGAATACGAACTACACGTCACGGCCCGTTACATGATGCTCGAACCGTTTGACATCATCGAGCTGACCTTTGCGCCACTCGGGATCAGTGAACGGACGCTGCGCATCGTGTCTATGGAACTGAATGAAGACGATACCGTCAGGCTGACGTGTGTCGACTGGCTAGGGATGCCTGACTTCGATCCAGAGCCCTTGGAGCCAGACGAGCCGCTGTCCCAGGACGTCACCCAGGATCCCGGCGATATCTCGGTTTCCTATTGTCGATTGGATCCCAGGTCGATGAACGTCTTGTTGGCCGCAGGCCTCGGGCCGAGCCAATGGTGGGGTGGGGCGGAATGCTGGATCAGCTGGAACGGGACCGACTACCATCAGGTTGGGTTCACGACCGGCTGTAACTTTGGCCAGCTGACCGGTGCTCTGACGACGGGTCCGGTCGAGGATACGCAGACACCACAGGTAGATCTGCAGATGGCCCAGGGGGTGCTTCCCGACACCTCGACAAACGAGCGGGATGCAGGGCTTAGGGCCATGATCATCGGTGATGAATGCGTCTGGTTCGGTGACGTGACAGAGGACTCTGATCACGTTTATACGCTGGATGACATCCTTCGGGGTCAGGAAGGATCGGTAATCGAAGCCCACGCGGCTGGCGAACCTGTCCTCTACATTGATGACAAAGTCCTCAGACTACCCGTTACCCCTGACAAGGCAAACGCGACGCTCTACGTAAAATGGCTGACAGAGAACCTATTTGGGAGCGTGAAGCAAGAGCTGGCGGACGTCACTCCCTACACGTATACGATCCCCGCGTCAGTCGGCCAGTATCGACTGTTCAGTTCTCCTGTCCGTGATGAGTTTCAGGGTCTTGATCTGAAGGAGTGGGAGCCGGTCAGCGGCGAGACGAACACGGGGATCCCAACCCTCGACACGGATGCGGATGCTACCGGCGGGAAGATCCTATTGATCTCCGGTCAGCTAACGCTCGCCCTTGACAAGGTTATCCCGTTCAATCCGACAAGCGTCTATACGCTAAGTGTTAAATACCGTCTTGGGTCGACGAACCCAACGCTAAAGGCCGGTCTTTATGGCTTGGATGGCGATCGCGTGACATGGCTGGGTAAGACAGGAGGAACTGGGCTCAGCGATCAACCGGTAGGACTCGATACGACTGATGTAGATTCCAATTTTCAACTTGCACGGTTCTACTGGTCCGGCATCGATACGAGCGGCGGAGATGGAGCCTCCGACCTGACAGAGCTTTCAGCAATCAACGATGACACGCGGTACCTTGGGATATGGATACAGGCTGGCGCAGGGGCCGGTGCTGAAACAGAAGTCGACTTCATTGAGCTGCGCGAGGAAGTCAGCGGAAGAACGATTGTCTATCAGTCACTTCCGTTCGTTGCACTTGTTCCCGACGGCGATGGTCAGATGTGGCCCAATGGTCACAGCGAAAGAGAGCCTGGCCCCGATGACCCGATCAACATGATCGACAATGAGGAGCAGGTTCTTCCGAGCTACACAAATTATGGATCCGAATACGGCTGGATCTCGGATGCGAACCCAAAATTCGGCACATATAGTCGAGAGATTGACGGTTACGCTGGCTCAAGCGGGAGCGTCGTCAGCAGATATCTAGCGCACAGAAGTGCATGCATTGCGGGTCGTACTTATGCGCTCACAGCGCAGTTAACATGTGATTCAGCCTTGGAACAGGCGAACAGTCGCATCTATTTTTATAACGCTGCAGGCAGTCAAATCAGTTACGTTGGGTCGAGTGTCTACATATCCAATGGATCGTGGGTGAAGGCCGGCGTTTGTGGCGTGGCGCCAGATGGCGCAGTCACGATGAAGGCTGCAATAGGCGTGATTACCAATATCGTCTCCTACACGGCATACATAGATGACATATCGCTGCGTGAAGTTGGCGGCGAGACTGGCCGTCAAATCTGTTCCGGAAGAATAGATGACGATGGTACAATCTTGGGTTCGCAGGGAGCGTACTTTACAGTGAGTCATGCAGGTACCGGCCTTTATGAGGTGACGATACCAGGGCTTGCCCCAGGCGCCGCACATTACTGCACTGTCTGTGTCACACCTAGTCCTGGCCAGGGACGATCTGGTACTGGTGGGTGGAGCGCTAGCGACTACGCAGATATTCGCCTGCTTGCGTTTAACTATTCCGCAGTCGATTGCCCATTCAATTTTATTATTATCGGATAATTGGGGTCACCATTCGCACATCACGCGAAACAGCTCCCACCCATCCTCAGTCTCGATCCAGTCAACTTTGACCGGAGAGTCCTCACACGACACCTGGTGGCCGTGGAGCGGGACAAGGTCCGGTTCATCCCAGTTCGCACACTCCCACCTACAGATCACGAACAGGGGCGCACCCTCGTATTCCTGTAGCCGACTGACAATCCGATCGTCTGCTGTTCTGCACTCGTGATCGCCATCCGCGATCGCGCACACGGGCCCAGGTTCATCCTCACCACACCCACAGCCAACCAACGATCCAGATACAACGAGCAAAGCGCCGAAGAGCGCTGTAATCCTTGATCCTCTTGAGCTCATTCATTGCCTCCTGACAAACAGTATATCAAGGGTAGCGCAGCTGCGCAATTCATTTACACACATCCCGTGCCTTGACCCGGACCCCGTGCCATGCTAGGCGCGAATAAAGGAGGAATGTCAGATGTTGCCAAGAAGAGCGAAAATCCTAGTGATTCTATCAGCCGTAGGCCTGTGCATCGCCGCTCCCCTCCGGGTCCTGGCCGCTGACTGTTCCTGGTCTCCGCTCAGCGGTCCCAATTCCGTAATCGCAACCGGGGCGGCTGACTGCACCTTCACGCCTGCGACCGGAACGACGTCCGATGGAATGGCCCTTGATGGAGTTGGCGCGATCTCGGTCAAGGTCTGTGCGGCCTCCGGTCAGACGATTACCACAAAGTTTGTGCTCATCGGCTACACGATGGATCCGTACGACGACGTCTGGAGCAGGGATCCGAGTTGGGATTTGCCGAACGTCGACGGGGAGACGGGCGCAGAATGTCAGGTGGTTGGCACAAAGTCAGTGGTCGGCCCAGTTGGCCGGCTCGTCTATGGAGTCGAATCGGGCGCCGTCTCGAGCGGCACGATCACGATCAAGATCATTGCAAGCGAATTTGGGCGCGGGCGGCTGCTATGAAAAGGCTTTTCCCCCTGGTACTACTATGCCTGGTGCCCGGAGCCAGTCTGGCACAGGTTCCCGGGCCTGAGGTTCCTCCATGGCTTTCTCTTTTGTCTGAGTCCGGCGGGACGTTGACTTTGTCCGGGGACATGATCGCCGCAAGCCTCACCACAACTACGACCGCAGGGAACCAAGCGCTCACGATTGTTGAGGGCTCGTATATCTGTCTTAACGTATCGTGCACTGTTTACATCTACAAATCTGGCGGAACTACTGGTTTGAATTCGGGTGGCGGGCCCTGGTCCGCCTATGGCTTCTATGCTAGCGAATTTGTCAGGTTCGGGGCCTCGGGTCTCTATCCATCTGGAAGCAGCTACCCGGCGATAATCAAAGGCAATAGGCCGGTAGGAGCTGGTCCATCCGTTGTGGCGGGATCGAACGACGCTCAGACATCCGCCACAACCGATGTCTTTGCTGTTTCCTACACCGATACCTTGGACGACGCTGACAATACATTCTACGTTAATGCAGCCGGGATGCCACGTCTCGGGATCGGGAACACGACCGCGACACCAACCTGTGATGCTACTGAGCGCGGCCGTATCTGGGTCGTTGAAGGTGGGGCAGGGGTTACTGATACAATCTCGATGTGCCTAAAGGCTGCAGCTGACACTTATTCCTGGATCACAATCACGACTGGAGGCTAACAACATCATGAAAACCCTTATCCTTGGCATGACGCTGACCTTTTCCGTTCTTGGGTTTGCGCTGTTCTTCCTCCCGGCACAGACGGATGCCAACGCATCCGCAAGCTTGCGCGGGCCGGAGGACTATGAAGACTCACAGTGGACAACCGTCAACATCCGGAACAAGGATGCGGCTGGAAACTATTCTGCGACGATCACAATCTGCACAAACGATCCAACGCCCGGCGTTGAGAAACGCGGAGGCTGTATCAGTTACACGAGGGCACAAGACACTCTGCCTACACCAGCCAGGACGATTGTCGACGCGATGATTGAGGACTTTTACGATAATGGAATAGATCCCGAGAACGATCAGTCTAACGCTCAGTACAGGCCATCTCCATAGGGGTAGATCATGAGGATCGTCATCGCAGTGATATGGTTGTTTCCGGTCCTGGTCCTGGCCCAGGTTCCTGGCCCTGAGAGCTCGGTCAGCCAGAGTGGGGTTTCAAGCGCTCCGCTCCAGGCGCCGCGGTTCGACGTCACGGATCAAGACTGGGAGTACTATGTCGCGACGACGGGAAGCGACGCAAACAGTTGCTTGAGCGCGTCCTCTCCTTGCCTGACGGTTGCCGGTGTAATGGCCAAGGTGCCCGATCGATGGAAGGCAAAGGCCCGGGTACACTATGGCGCTGGCACGTTTGCTGTCCCTGCTCACGTCGCGATCGGTCTTGGCGGAGAGCCGCTCGTCTGGCAGGGCACAATGATTGACAGTGGGCTTGGGACGATGACCATCTCGCATTCCCCGGTGGTTCAATACCACTGGGGACAGGATCGAGTTATCGCAGTGCGTGACAGCTCGACATCTCCAACTCTGGACCAATACGAGGGCTACACGATTCGGTTCACATCAGGTGATGCCGTTGGTGTTCAGCGAATGCTACGCGGAAACGCCACGGACGGGACCTATGAATTTAACGTAATGATTTCCTCCTACACTGACATCCCGGCAATAGGCGATACTTTCGTCATTGAGAAGCCGGGGACAATCCTTCAAACGTCAACGAATAGCATATTTTCCGCAACTTCCAAGGGTCGCGGAGGAAAGGGCGATTCCACGGTTCAGCTCGGTCTCTATCAGATCCAATTAGATCACGCAGCGGGAAGTGGGGAGGGTTACTTTAAGTTTGACGGTGTCAAAGTTAGAGCAATCAATACGTGGTTCACAGGCATAAGCAGCGGCTACACCGGCATACTGGTTGCAAACGGCGGCGCGTGGTGGGCTACAGGTGTTGATGGAGCTTACGACGGCGACACTTTGAGCGACAACCTGTTTTCGCTCACAACTCCATATGACACCCTAGGTGTGGGGTCTTTTTTCAAGAAAACGACCTGTTCGACCGGCGGCCTGTTCATCCAGGACCATTCAGTAGGCGGTGGGTTTTTCGTCGGAAGAAACTCAAAGATGTGGGCTCAAAATTCACTATTCCGAAACGTGCACAACCTATCATGGCGCGGCTGTAAACTTGACTTGGAGGCGGGATCTGGGCTCGTGCTGTATAACTACTACGCCCCTACCGGCCGGATTGACTCGGCGTCGTATGGAATCCAGCTCAATATTCTGAGCTGGGCACAGATCAATGGTCCGCTCGATATTTCCGATTCTGCGCCAGGAATGTCGATCACCAATAGCTCGTATGCCTATATCACCAATCTAATTGGTACAGGCAACACATACGGGATCACAGTCGAGGAATTCAGTAGACTAGCCGAGGGAGCCGGCAATACGATCACTGGGTCATCTGGGGACATTGCAGTTGCGGGTCTTGTGACTTCACACGCTGACGTATACACCAACGATATACCGTTGTGGGGCGGAACGGGCGGCGTAGCGATGAAAAACACGAGCACTGCGTTGCCGGTCGTGCGTAGTGGTCCGACTACCATCGGCTCGGGAGGCACGGAAATCGATAGTTCGATCAGGTGTACCGATACCCTTGACACGAATCTGATCGCGGCTGGGACCACAGTATCCCAGTCGGTATCCTGCTCAGGCGCCGTTGTGGGCGCCGAATGCTCGGTTGGTGGCCCCTCCTCCCTTGAGGCTGGATTGACGCTCTCATGCGTGGTGTCTGCAGCCGATACGGTGGATCTGCGGGTGGCAAACGTGACCGTCGGCGGTATCACTCCAGCGGGCAGTCAAACGGCCAGCGTGAGGGTCTGGAATCCATGATCTGCGGGCATGCATTCCAGCTGGTCGCGGGCGTGGCCATGGCAGTCATTTCGTGCGCTCATCAGCCGGTGCCACCTGAGCCGCGCCCAGCACCCTGCCCCTGTCCAGAGCCGCCTGTCCAAGGTTCGCCAGTCGTGTCTGTGTGTCCTGTGTGTCCGGATATCCATCTCACGAACCCGCCAACCGAGCCGAAGATCGACTGGGTACCTGAAGGGTGCCCACCGCAGTTTCTCTCGTGCCTATCTGGCGCGGATGCGGAGCGCCTGAATCGATACATGCGCGCTGTGCAGCGGTGGGCGCTCGAGACAAGCCGGAGGTGTCGTGCCATACGATAACGACATGAGACCGAGAACCGGGCTGCTATGGCGTATTCTCGAGGTTCTGTTCTCACAGGAGGGCCGGCGAGCCGTGGACAAAAGCAGGGTCCGTACAATCGTCATAGCTTTCGCGTTGCTCGAGGTGGTGATCAGGCTGGGCTATCGTATCATTGACACACAGTTCAATGCGTATGCACAAGCAATGACCCGGGTACAGGTTCAGGAGGTCGAAGAACGGCGCATCGCCACCCAACGGCAGATCGACGCGCTCGATCGGATGGGCGTGAAGATCGATGGCCAGGCGAATGCGATCCAGGACCTCGTGAGCACGATCAGAGAGGCGTTTCTCGTTCGCGGTGGGACGCGATGACCCAATCAGAGGTAAATACGAGGATAGACGAGATCGCTGCGGCTGCGCGCGATTACAAGGTGGTCGTAGAGTGCAGGATCGGGAAGCTCGCTGAGGCTACCGCACAGTGCACAGCAATCGCGCTTGAACTCAAGACGTGGGGCGAGAATATCCGGGACTCTGCTGAACGCATTGAGCGCCGTCAAAAACATGATGAAGATCGTTGGCGCATCTGGCATGCGAAATATATGGAGGCTCTCTCAGATCATGAGCGCCGACTGAAGAAGATCGAGTCTAAAAACGGCAAGAACGGAAATGGAAAGCGGGTGACGTGATGGCAACCTTTGAACTGGCGATCGGCGCAACACTCCAACACGAGGGAGGCGCGAAATACACGAACAGGAAGAACGATCATGGAGGCCCCACCAAATACGGGATCACGCGCCGAACCCTACAGGACTGGAGACAGCGGAAGGTCACTGCTGCCGATGTGAAGGCACTCACAGAAAAAGAGGCTTGCGATATCTATCGAGCGCGATACTGGGATCTCGCACAGTGCGATCGGATTCGTGACCAATCCGTCGCAGCCAAGATCTTCGATATGGCCGTCAATTTCGGGATCATGCGGCGCGGCACGGACGCGGCGGAGATCACGCAACGCGCTGTGGTCGCCTGTGGCCGGCCGATACGGATCGATGGATGGGTGGGGCCGGAGACCATCGGCGGCGTGAACGGTTGTCACCCCACGCGCCTCCTGCCTGAGCTTTGCGCTGAGCAGAAAAGGGCATACCTGGCTATCATCAGATGTGATCCAACACAGGAAGAGAACCGCCGGGGCTGGCTGAAGCGTGCTCGCTGGAAGGGCGGTGCATGATGAAACTCTTCGGATACCGCAAGATTCTTTTCGTTGTCCTATTTTGTGTTGTTGCGTCGTTCGGCCTGTACATCGCGCTGCAGGCTATTCTCAACGTCGAACCGACAAAAGCGGCCTGGATCTCCAGCATCACTGCTGCGTTTTTCGCTTTCCTCGGAACTCTGTCGGTGAACGCTTTCCGCGCGTTGCGCGGGGGCTATGAGCGCGACGCAGCGATCGGCGTTGCCAAGTGCCAGAACGGGGCCAAGCCTGAGAAATGACCAGGGAGGAGAAAGGCGTCAGACTGGCTGACCTCGTGATCCTGGAGATCGCGACTACCGCTCTGTGTTTCCTGGAGCCTCGCCGCGCCTCAGAATTCGATGGCCTTGCGCTGATCATCAGGCACCTCGAAGGCCTGCGGGCAACCGAGAAATCGATTCTTGACCAGGAGGTGACCGATGAGTGAGGTTCGGAAGGTTCTTTTGACGGCCGTCAAACAACTTGCTGGTTGGCTTGCATTCGCAATCGGGATGTTCGTTTTACTTGTGCTCCTCAGCCGCTCGTGTGGACGTGAAGCTGAGGCCATGGCCAGGCTCGAGCGCATGGAGAAGGCCTCAGAGCTCAAGGATCAGGGGTTCCTGGTGGCGATAGAGGCTCAACAGGGTGTGCTGGATTCTCGCGCTGCACAGATCCCCGAGCTACAGGAGCAAATCAAGAGGCTGAAGAAGTCCGTGAAAGAGGCGCGGATAATCCGGGTGGGGCACATTGAGACTGAGCCAGCCGAGGCCCAAGGCGATTCCCTGCCACAGCCAGCAGCCGGCGAACCGTGCCCTGACTGCAAGTTCGCGACCGGGAACAGGGGAAAGATCGTGATCGACTCTGTCGACCTGGAGACCAAGGAAGGCGTTCAGGTGGCGGTTGTTTCCGCTGGATGCGAGCGGATATCCCCCGGGCCTAAAACGCGCTTCCTGTCTGGAGTTGGGAGCGCTGAGCTGTCCGAAATGATGACATCAGACAGGCCTGCTGAACGGAGCGCAGAGAAAGAGAAGGGGCTCGTGATCTCCGCGCTCGCTGGCGTGGCGCTCACGGAGACTGGCGTAACCCCGGTAATCGGCGGGTCATTCGTCAGCAAGCCATTCCTCTTAGATCGCATTGCTGGTACAGCTCACATGTCCGGCGGCCCGGGCGTGGTCACCGTCCTTGGTGGCCTTTCCCTTAGGTGAATTATCAAACCAGGATCTTGACATTATGCCTGGGTAAAACTACATTGCGTCAATGTTCGTTCGTCTTGCCAGGTTCGTCTGCGACCACGCTAGCTTCGGGGTCCTCTGGTGCGACCACTGCGGGAGCGGCTTTTGCGGCCGGTGCGACGGTCTGAGCGGCGTGCTCCAGCTCTGCCCCAGGTGCGCCCTGATGTGGTTCGACGAGAGGGCGTGAGCCTGTGGTCTCTTCACGGGTGATCCACCGTATCTGTTTTTCTAGTGCCCACATCCTGTCGCCGGCCGCTAGGCATAGCTCCCTGGCCCCAGTCATTTCGCTGAAAGCCTCGGATGCATGGTTTGCTACTTGTGATAGTAGGTCCTCCAACTCCCTCACGCGCGCCTCGGCCTTCTCCGCGCGCTCGGTCAACTCAAAGTAACACTGCCGGGTATACCTGAGGGCATCAGGTCGAACCATGCGCTCCAGCTCAAGTAGCACCATGAGCGGTACCCGCGGCTCGTGAGAGGTACCGAACATCTGACCGCCACGCTCGCGACGCTCGTGCTTCTTTCGTTCCTCATCAATCCATTCCGAGACCTGGACCAATCCGATCAGGTACTCATCTTTTTCGCTTTTCAACTCCCTCATCCGCGCCTCGGCCCTTTCGCCTGCGTCAAGCGCAGCATCGATTACGAAATCATGATCGTTTTCCTTGTCGACCGGAACTGACATCGATATATGCCCATGGGCGCATGCTTGATGAAGCGCCGTTCTGGCACGCTCGTATATGCTGTCACTCATGGCTCACCTTTCGCATTCTTTACCATTATAAGCGACCCTTCCGCGATTCGGGCGTTGCGCTCGACTTCCATTTCTTTCGACGTTGGTTCTCTGATCTCTGTAATTCGGCCACAATGTCGACACTTACATCGACTACGCTTTTCAAGCGCCTTTCGGGCATCCTGATACCGATCGGCCGAGGCCTTGATGCGTGAGAAAAACTCTGCTGCGTTAACGATCCAGATAACCGGATTTAGGCGTATTCCACAATCACGGCAGATCAGATCAGACTGCTCTTCATTCGCCATGACCTTGGTATGGTGGCAACCGCCACCAATGAACCGCAGCCCTCGCCGGCTCCGCTCAACGCTGATATCTATGACGTCGTGATCATTGATCTCGTCAGTCATTTCGACTCCCTATGTCTCCTTTTTCGCGCGCTTACGCCGACCTGCTTCGATTTCGTCACACGCCTGTTCGATCAGTGTATCCGGCGAGCTACATCCCAGTAGCGCGCCGTACTCGTACAGGCCCTCCAGGCGCGTGAGTGCAGCGTGGAGACGTTCCTTGGCTGCTTGTTTACCTTTTTTCACGTTCTTTCCTCATTGAGCCACCAGAAAAATACGTCGTTCAACAGATCGACCTGCTTTTCTGATAGCGTGATGCAGGACACGCTATTGTTCTTGCTGTGAATGAGCGTCAGAGTCTTGTCTGCGCTCGATGCATTGATCTCGAGTGTCTCATCGACACGAGTTCCACACACACCTTTGAGCTCCAGTACGAGCTTGATGCTCGTTGTCATCTCGCCTCCTTTGGATCAGTAAGCCCGGTTGCGTGGTGATGGTCGGCTTGAACGGATTCATCACTTCCCCTACTTTCCCTACTTCCCCTCTAAATCATCGAGCATTTAGACGAGTTCATTGCTTGCGTACAGCTCGCCGCGGCCAATAATGAGCTCCAAGGATCGAAGACGAGAAAGGTACGTGGAGAATGTTCCCGACCGGTGGGAGATGGCGGCCCGTTGGCCCAGGGTCTCCGCATCAAGCGAGCGGGGGTAGGCCTCCAGGAGCACGCGCAGCATGCGGCCGGCTCCACTTTCGCCGAGTTGGCGCAGCCAGTAGTCCGCCAGCGCAGGCCCTTCGGGAAGGGGATCGTAGTCCCCGAGCGCGGCAATGCCTTTGTCGGTGATCTGGATTGTGCCCCGACCACCGATCCACCCACTGGACCTGGCGCGCGAAAGATAGGTGGAGAACGTCCCACTGCGAGAGGAGATGCCGGCGCGCACCCCGAGCTGTCTGGTAGTCAAGCCGTTTGGTCTTTGGGCAAGCGCAATCATCATGCGACGTAGGCCGCTGGAACCGAGCTTCGGATCTCCTTCTGATGGAGGTCGCGTTACCACTTCCTCTTTTTTGCCCTCAAAGGAGGACAGGGGTCGTCGAATCTCAGGATTGCGAGAGACGTCAGCGACTCGGGCGAGATCGTGTCTGACGCCATCAGCAACCCGCTGCAACACGTCGATTCCATGGAGCGCTCGATTCGCCACCACTTCCAGCCGTTTGATCTGTCCGTCCTTCAGCAAGGGCACTTCGACGCGCTTTTCGACCGTACGCTCGAGCTTCTTGTCGATACGCTCGGCCGCGGCGTTCGCTTTGGCGAGGATCGCCTCGAGCTCCGCGATGCGCCGGCGAAGCGCCTTGGGATCGTCGCGTTCGGCTTCCTTCACGACGTCGGCAAGGTCTACCTTGAGAGCTTCCACGTCGACCGCCGAGAGGCTGGCTGCCTTTGCGGCTCGGCCGACTTCGGGAGTCGCGGAGGCATCAAAGGTCGTCTTCGTTGCAAAGTGAACGCGCCGAAAGATGCGCAGCCAAGAAGGCGACCAAACGTACCCCTCACCTCGGGCCAGACCGGGGAGCTCACCAACGAGCTTCCGATCGGCTCCGGCTTCCTGCACCCACTCTTCGAGCGCCTTCCGCTCGTGAGTGCCATTGACCTGGAGGACGCACAGACACTCGACCTGGGAGAGAACCTCCTTGTTGACGGACTGCGGTCGTTGCGTGACGAGCGTGCAGCCGACACCGTAGTTCCGGCCGAGCCGGACTATCGACTCGTAGGCTCCGAGCATACGGGTTTCGTCTGGGCCGGCGCGCTGAGGGGCAAAGAGCTGAGCCTCCTCAATGAACAAGTGGACCGGCGTTCGCTGGCTCTTCTTGAGGTGAAAGAGCTCCTCGCCGAATTCGGCGGCGAAACGCTTCCGTTCTCCTATGCGAAACGGCGAGAGGTCGAGCACAGCAGAGACACGACGCTCGACGATCAAACGTGCGATTCGGCCTCCAGCTTCTGGCGCCATGGGCAGATCTCCGTGATCTCCGCCGATGACAAAGATCTCCTTTCCGCGGCTTTTCCCGTTGGCGCCGACGCGGAGCCCCCACCAATTGCCCACGGGGTCGATGGCCACAACCTGGGCTGAGGCATCGAGCATCTGCTCGGCGAGCATGGTCGCGAGATAGGTCTTGCCGGCCCCTTTGCGCCCAATCGCCGCAAGCGTCTGCGTCACCGCGTCGAGCGGGAGAGAGAGCTCTTTTGAAATGTGAAGTTTCTTCATGATTTCACCTCGGCCAGAGTTTCGTTTCCTGACCATTGGAGTCGAAAACCATATAGGTCCAGGAGTAATTTTCTAGACCTCGGCCATCGTCCATTGCAGCGTGGTAGAGTTCCTCAAGCGCGTCCCTCATCGTTGATCCATGCCCGGCGATTGCATACCCTCTTAGGCGGGCGCAGAAACTTCTCCCGCTCTGAACTGGTTGAATATCAACGACAAGAGAATCCATGACGCCAATCTGCTCCGCGAACCCTTTCTGCGTACAGCCTGGATCCCGCTTACTCTGGCGATCTATCCACTCCCTAAGCGTCATACATCCCGTCTCTTCCTTCATAACGCGTCACCTCCCGCCAACGCCCTGCGGACCTCGCGCTCGAAGACTGCGAGCTTCGCCGAGTCCTTGCTGTCAGTAAATCCTCCGTGGTGGCCAAGTTCATGGATGATAGCCATGTCCGTGAGTTTCTTTGGGGCGAAAAAATGCTCAACAACTCCGCAATCAAGCACCTCGTCATGGTCATATCCTGTGCTCAGCCAGATCGCGGCCGGCCTGTCCGGCCCGTTTGCAGGTGAGTAGCAGCCGTTGGCCCACTTCCTCCCGCACTTCCGATGACCGTACTCGAAAATCAGATCGAGCGGCCCTCGAAGCGGCTCATCCAGGACGCACTGGACCGCGGTCAGAACCCTAATCAGCTCCTCCTTGAACCCTTCGGTATGTACCCAGGGCGGGCATCCACGCAGAATCCAGACTCGGAGCCCAGTCATGTCCGGGGGAAGGGCGAACGTCGGAGGACCTCGGCCATCGTCCACATCATGCCAATCCCTCCAGATCGCCCAGACAATGGATGTGACCACGCACACGATCATGATTATCAGTATCGCATTGTCAGATATGACTCCAAGTATATGGTTCATGACATTCCCTTTTCCTCTGCAAAGCGGCGGGCGATGATCAGGGTCCCCGTTTCGTGCTGTTTGTCGAACACCTCAGACTCGTCATCGATGACGCTTTTCGGGATCCAGCGTTCCCAGCCCTCATTCGACACGACCAGGATCGCAGCCCTCGTTTCAACCTTGATCTCTGCAATATCAAAACACTCAACCTCATTGTAACTCATTGTCAAACCTCTCGAGCACTGGGCCAGCATGTTCGATCAGCTGAGGGAGGCTTTCGCCCCACACCCAAGCCAACCCCTGGCCATGTTCAAAGAACTGGACGCCCCAGACGTGCGCGGGATCCTCCCGCTCATTTCGCCGGTCACGATGCAGGAAGACAAAAGACGGATGCATCAGAATCACTTCTAGTTGCCTGAGCTGTTTTGCGTCAATCATTCAATCCTCGCAAGGAGATCAAAAGCCGATAGGCCATAGTCGAATTGGTATCCATCCCACTCGTCGGGCCCGATCCTGAGCCGTTTTTCTGGGTGGGAGCGTAGCGCCTCGGTCCCTAGTGACCACCTGCGATCGCGGTCCATCTTCGCCCACGCACCATCGCTCACATTGCAGTCGAGCGCATTGGGCCAGGGATTGGTAACACTATAGGAGAACACGACTGGCAGACCCTTTTTTCGGTGTATCTGGCGCATCTCATGCTCGAGCCATTCCAACTGGTTCGTCGCCTGTTTATGTTGCGCGCGGAAAATTGGGATTGACTTTCTGAGCATATCCGCGAACCAGTAAAAATCTTCGTATTCAACGTAGCAGTGCAGCTCACACTGGCCATGGAGTCGAGCGGCGAGGGTCAGCGCATCAGACCCCAGGCTGACCACGGTGTTGAGCACTGTGGCGAAGAAGAGCAGACGTCTGCCATCCAACACAAGAAATGGATGCTCAAGATTGTCAGCATGCAGCATGCGGCCCCTGAGCCAGCATTCGGCAAGGTTTTCAAACTCGTAGCCCTGCTCAGCCAAGAGACAGTGACCAGGCGGCAGTAGGGACCTGAGGCCCGCGGTTTTATCCGGACCGTCATAGATCGCCGGTTTCATGATCCGCATGAAAATATCCCGAAACAGCAAATCCCAGGCACCACGTATCCCGCCTGGGATAGCGATATTCTCATTGTGCATGTGGGCGATGATCGCGCTCATCGTGCCTCCGGTCTGTCAGTGAACTGGGACTATGAGCTCTACCTCATCGTAGGGCCCGGGGCCTGTCCGGCCCAGCCGTTCGAATTCCTTGGCCTCTGGCGGGTCTGTGGGTTCCCGCCCAAGGATCAGGTCTGCGGTCTGTGTGAGGGTGATCTGAGTGCTTTTCAGCACGTCACTTGAGCCACGGATCATATCCATCTTGACCGTTAGCCCCAGGGTCTGCGCGCAGTTACCAGTGATCTCCGCCAAGTTCTGAAGGGCACGCTCATCTTCCAGGACGTGACGATCTGTGTCCAACGCATCTTCCAAGATCCCGCGAATGGCGCCCAGGGTCTTTTTGATCGCCGGGTGACACTCTATGGTTTCTGATAGTTCTTCGATTGCGGCCGCTACAATCATCCGAGCCTGTTGCCGAGTCATGTCCATCTTTATCTCCTGGTGAATGTTAGATATGGCCTTTCCGTGCTGACAGAAAATCTGGTACTGGGTCTCCGTCCAGGCATGCCCACAGATGGAGCACGCGGGGGTGCAGGTTGTAATGGTCGACCGCGCGCGGGATGACCTGCACTGCTAGTCTATCCTTCCCGATCCAGGCATCCTTGGCGATTCTGAGATCCATCCAGGATGGAGGGTGTTCTTTTAGTGAGACAGACAGATGGAGCCAACGCTTGCCATTGCCATCCAGCTCTTTCAATGCGCTGAAAATGATCCTAATTCCATCCCAACGCTCGGCGGCAACAACACCCGGCTCGCGCATGATCACTGCCCAACCGGCTGGCGGGACACGCGGGATCAGCTCATCAAGCATTTCTAGGCCGACGTCCGTAGCGCTCGAGCTGGCCAATAGCGCATCAACTAATTGTGGAACTAGCTTGTCTGTCATGATCGACCTACAGCGCAAAAAACAGATATACGCCCACTGCGAGCGCGGTAATCGCGGCTGTAACAACGATGACGCCTACTGCAGTGCCCAAAGGGTTTTTGATTGCCATTTTTTCCAGCTCCTGGTGTGGCCTGATCGGGTCCATCCATCGCTCATAATCGGTTGAACACTGTGAAAGACCTGAGCGGCTGGGGGTGCCCGTGGGGGTCCCGCCCCGCGAGGCCCCAGGGGATTCCGTCTCAGGCCTTTCACAACAGTCAACCGATTCCAGTTCTGCGAACGTATTGAGCACGACCCGGGCCCTACACCATGAGCATTGTACGTCGAGCCCCTTATTCCTCTGCGGCCAGCACGTACAGCGCACGTCGTCGACCATGTCTGTGAGCGCAACAAACAGAGCCTTCTCACGATAATTCATTATCGAAGTTCCTCGGCCTCGAGCCGCTCAACCAACCGGTGTAGTTTGTCCGACACCCGGCGCGCGTGGGCTGTGATCTCGTTGTCCAGCGCTCTTGCGGCTCGCGCCTCCCTCAGGGCGTTGACTCTGGCGTCGTGTGCTCGCTCGAGCTTCAGCATCATTTCTTTTTGCCTGTGGATCGCTGTCTTTTCCATGGTGCCCTCGCGGTGCCGGCTCATCCTCGAGCCTGTTTCCACTATAGCGCAACCGTTAAATCTTGTCCAGTTGCGCTATCCCACCAGATCTGGTACCTCTTGGGTATGATTCTTAGGGAGTGGATAGACCGCCAGCGTAAGCGGGATCCAAGCTGGACGCAGAAGGGGTTCGCATCGCAGGTGGGCGTCAGGGAGGAGACGCTTTGTGGGTACATGTCGCACCCGCCCAGGCGCCGCGCCATTCTCGAGGTGGCGCTGCGCATTGAGCAGCTCACAGGTGGCGAAGTGCAGGCTGAGACGTTCGTAAATCCCAAGATCTGGGCCAGGCTACTGCGCCGAGGGAAGGGCCGTCGGGCTGCGTGATCGCGATCAAGGATACAGAGGCTGCGCGTGACGCGTTCTTCTCCGCGATGTTCAGGCGCAACATTTCATATCTCCCGCCTGGAAACGGCGTGTTCGATGTGCGTAACGAGTGCAGATGCACACGCACCATGTTGCGCGCAGCGCTTGACGTACTGTACGTTGAGGCTGGCTGCGCGGGACATACCGGGGGCGAGGGGTAGATGATCGACTTGCCACGGGTTAGAGGCGGGTTCCGATGCCTGATCGTCGACCCACCTTGGCGGTTCTCGGACTCCAATACGCGGGGCGCAGCCGCGCGTCACTATCAGACATTATCTCTTGAGGAGCTTGCCCTGATGCCGGTCAGCCAGATCTCCGCGCGCGATGCTTTCCTGGCTCTCTGGTTTGTCGACACCCACCTGATGCAGGCTATGACCGTAGTTAGCGCGTGGGGGTTTAGGTACCATCACCTGATCCCCTGGGGCAAAGTGCGGCCGGTTGGGCTTCTTACACAGGAGGAGCGAGACACCGGGTACTGTGGGCGCATCGGTAGGATCCAGATCGGTACGGGCCATAGAATGCGGAAATCTCACGAGATAGCGATGCTGTGCAGCCGCGGACATCCAGTGCGCCTGGATCGGGGAATCTCGAGCCTGATCCTGGCTCCGCGGGAAAGGCACTCGCATAAACCTGATGACCTGCACCAAAAGATGGAGCGCCTTTGTCGCGGCCCGAGGGTAGAGCTCTTCGCGCGGCGAAAGAGAGAAGGCTGGACCTGCTGGGGATCGGAGATCGCGGAATGACGGGATGCTGTTCACGTCACAAGGATCCGGTTCACCTACTCGAGTTGCGCACGGTGACCGGAATAAACGGAAAACCGTATCGACACCTACACACGGCGTGCGGTATTGAGCTGGATCACGATGCCGAAAACAAGACCACGGATCCAACGCAATGCAGCTGTTCCCGATGCGCGTGCAATAGTCAGACGATCGTCGGACCGGAAAAGAGAAGGATCCTGAAGAACGTCGACCAGAGACTTGGGCGGCCCGAAAGAATACGGCGCGGGCGCAAGTACAGAACGGCCTCAGAGCATGGATAGATGAAAGTGACGCTTCCGGATATAGCCAAGCTTCCAGCTGACCCCTTCCCCAAGGTCGATTTCGTTAGTTTCGCAGTTGTGACGCTCGAATCTCCGTATGCAGGGGACGTGGGTCGTAACCTACGGTACCTCGCGGCCTGTATGCGTGATTGCCTTCTTCGAGGTGAGGCACCATTCGCAAGTCACGGCCTGTATACGATGGACGGCGTCCTGGATGATCGGGTACCTGAGCAGCGCACCCTTGGCGTGAGGGCTGGGTTCTTGGTTCGCCGGAGAACCGATTACACCGTGGTCTATACAGACCTCGGGATCACAGACGGGATGCTCCTAGGTATTCACGATGCGGATAACTACGGGCACAAAATCATCTACAGAAAAATAAACTGGGAGGATAAACAGATGACGAACGTCGTTTCTGATGATGCGCTTGTCGAGGATAACACGCAGTCGACTCCGGTTTTCTCAAGCCGAGTCTGTCCGTTCTGCAGGAAGATTGGGGGCCCGTGTCTGTTCCGGTTGCCGATCACCGTGCCATCAGGAAATGACTACCTATATCACGTTTCGTGTGCTCCAGAAGCCGGTGGGTGTGGCGCGTCATCTGGTAGATATATGACTGGGGAAGCGGCCTGGACCGCATGGTTCAGGGTTACTGGACATCCATCGGGTCGGTATTGCCTGGATGAAGCGAAGGCCAGGCTCATAGAAAAGCACTTTGAGTACAGCAAGCCAACTGCCGACAAAACCCCGAGATTCGAAGCGATCAGGATCGACGGGCGAAGGTTCGCGGAAACGCTGTTCCGCCAAACACCAGAAGGAGAAGAGCAGAACCTGGCATTCCAAAAAATCCTGGAAGCCGCCATGTGGGCGAATGCAGCGATCGCCCGGAATAACGATTAGTATGATGCGGGGTAGCCAAGTGGAAAGGCGTCGGGCTCATAACTCGATTACCGCAGGTTCGAATCCCGCCCCCGCAATCAATCTATGCAGCACCCACAAGCCCGATGCTGGGCACGTGTGCCGTAACCAGAGATCGGCTCCTGGCTCGGCGCCCCAGCGAGACCCCTGGGGCATTGAGAGTCGTTCCAACTCGGAGGTAGGTCATGGTTGAGCAGCGATATTGCGTTGCGATCATCAGACCGCTTAGGGAACGGAAGGCCAGGCAATGCCGAAAGCCTGTTGCTGGGGAGGTCGAAGGGAGGAAGCTTTGCAGGAGACATCTCCAGGTCGCTCGGCGCCATGCGGCCCTCAGGCTCCAGACTGCCGCGGCCGAGCGCGAAGCCGGTATCAGAACCGTGATCGAGAGGATAGAAAATAGGTATCCGACTCGATGACCGCTGGCGATCTATATCAGCTAATAGTAAATAGGTATCCGCTTCCCGAGTGGGCGGTCTTCTCCCAGGTATGTGAGGCTGGAGCTGGAGGCCGGCGATACATGGATGCGATCGCCTGTAATCTGTTCCCGAGCCGTGGGCTTGAAATCCACGGGTTCGAGATCAAGGTATCGCGCGCCGACTGGATACGTGAGAAGCGCTGTCCAGAAAAGGCAGACGAGCTCGCGAGATACTGTGATCGCTGGTGGATCGTGGTCCCTGACAAGACGATCGTCGATCTGAAGGATGGAGAACTTCCGGACGCTTGGGGATTGCTCGCGGTAAGCGGGAAGTCGTTGCGGCAGATCGTCAAGGCTCCGCCCCTTGAGACGGTACCGTTGACCCGCGGGCTTATGGCTACCATTTTTCGCCGGGCCTCGGGTGATGGAAGGTTTTCCTGGGACAGTGCGATGAAGACCGCAATCACAAAGGCAAGGTATGAGGCCTTGTCGGAGGAGCGAAAACGCAACCAAAAAGAGCTGGAAAGCTTTGAGCAGTTTTTCCGTGAGGCCGGACTCGATAGGTCTGATCTGCAAGACCTACGCGGAAGGTATGATAAGGAAATGCTCAAGGATCTTGGGAGGGCAATGCGTGTTGCTCTTGCTGGTCAGAGCCAGATCGACGATCTGACTAATCGCCTTGAATGGATCAGAGATTCCGCAAGATGGATCGTTCAGCAGGTCGAGGAAAGGCTGGATGGTCATCCAGGAGACCTACAATTCGACCCCCAAAAGGAATAGACATGGAGATTGTGGTTTTCGTCACTGCGATCGTCGCCATTGTGGTAGCTGGCAGGGCAACGCGTCGACGGCTCCAGCGAGACGATCGGGCCGCGGCGCGGAATTTGACATTGGCTGGAGCCCACAACCTGTACGAGCGGATTAGACGCAGTTGGATTGAATACAGGTAGGGGACATAATATTGGATGGACGGACAAAAGAACAAATGAGACCACGATGAGTGAATCGATCAGAGTCGGGAAATATATGACCGCCGAGCCTCTGGATTGGTACGGGGAGATGTATGAAGTTCGCGGACGTGATGGGTCGACATTGGGCTACACTGAATGGTACCCAAAATGGCGACGCTTTGTATTTCGTCCGGACAACTACGTGGTCCTGTCGAGCGACTGCTGTGCGGCTATGGCTGCATTTTTGAGTGAGCAAAAACCACAAGGGACGGATAGATGGCACGGCGCCACCGGTATGAATTCGAGGATGAATGGCATGAGACGGCCCACGCGCGGCCGGGACATGACGTGGAATAGGCACATGATCGCAGCACTGTTTGTTCAAAAGGGTGGCGTCTATTGGAACCTTCCAGGAGTCGACCCGTGGGATGAGGAGCGGGACGCGCGGAAGTACGACGGTCCTTGGCCAGTTGTTGCTCACCCGCCATGTTCCAGGTGGTGTCGCCTTGCTGGGCTGGTACAGAAACGGTGGGGGCACAAAAAAGGAGATGATGGCGGCATGTTCGCCTCGGCGCTTGCCTCAGTGCGCAGGTGGGGTGGTGTTCTGGAACATCCGGCATGGTCTGATGCATGGCCGGCTCATGGTCTGCCACGTCCTGCCCGCTCCGGTGGATGGACGCGCGATTTCTGGGGTGGGTGGGGTTGTTGTGTCGAGCAGGGCAACTACGGTCACCCAGCGAAAAAGGCGACATGGCTTTATATGTGTGGCGTTGTACCTCCTCCTTTGAAGTGGGGATATACGCCGGACAACGAGAGTCAAGCCCTCGTGTCATGGTGCGGAAACCGCACCAAAGCCGATGATAAACGAAAACGCCTGAGAGCCAAGGAGGCCTCTGCAACCCCACTCGCATTCCGCGACGTCCTGATTTCCATCGCCAGGTCATGCCGTACTGGTTGACCCCCACTCACAATTATGGTCACCAAGAAAAAACAGGTATCTGATAGTGTTACTGTTGATGACATACGCTCTCTCTGGGAAAGGCACAACGAACGCAAAACCCCACTGGTGTTTGTCGTTCCAGGCCCGCCGGCCCGAGTCAATAGGATGCACGGGAAAGTTGGGAAGCGCGTTTTCAGGAGTAAGCAAGCCCAGACGTACATGCACTCAATAGCCGCGCTCGCGGTCCAAGCTCGTCATGGTCGGCGTGACTTTCCGATAGAAGGCCTTGTCGATCTGGCGATCCAGTATTTTTTTAGGTCCCCACGTCAGGACGGAGATAGCCCTGACAAGATGGTTCAGGATGCGTTGCAGTTCCCCAAAACGGGACAGCCGTCGGCTCGCATTTATCGTGATGATAATCAGATCCATGGCAGGTGGATCACAAAGTATCTGGATCCAGCTCACCCGCGGACCGTGATCGCAGTCGGCAGGGCTGGATACGTATTTCGCGCGGAACTCCTTGAGGCGGCGAACTGGGCTGCGGCCTGGGAAACCGATCAGGAGCGCTGCTCAAGCGAGTAATACACCATGATCCTACCATTGGGTTGTCGTCGATGCGTCTCGTTGAGACGCACGAACGGCTGATCTCTAAGCCGTTTCAGAATTCGCAGAGCAGTGCTCTCGCTGACCTTGAGCGCCTTCGCGAGCTCCGTCGCTCGCTTTGGGTGGTGAGCGAGTAGATGCATGGCAAGCATTAGCCGATTAGTGTATTCGCTAAACGTCTGGCTCATGTCGACCTCCTCCTTACGGCCGATCCTCTGATGATGAGTTCTGGTGGGAAGGTGATTGTCTCTGGATCTGACAACGCGCGCTCATGATCCTGCACTGCCATCCGGTAGGCGGCTACGGCCATCTCGCGCAGTGGTTGGGATATTGTCGTAAGGCTTGGTGTGACAATCTGCCCTACTGGAGCATCGTCGTAGCCGACCAGCGAAAGGTCATGAGGGATCGACACGCGATGGTCTCTCGCGGCCTTCATGATCCCGATCGCGCAGTCGTCACCAGCCGCACAGAACACGGCGGTCCCTGCAATCTGATCGAAAAGGCGCTCGCCCTCTCGCGCAGAGTATTGTGGTGCCTGAAGACGCCTGATCGGCATATACCCTGCGGACTGTAAGGCCTCACAAAAGCCGAGGTCACGTTGAATCGCATTCAGATCTTTGGTCGCTCCTGTGAGAAGCGTTATCTCCTGATGGCCGAGGTCCAGGAGATGCCGCGCGGCCAGGCGCGCCCCCTCCTGATTGTCGACCAGGATCGAAGCCGCGCCATTCGCGCGCTCGTCAATCAGGATTACTGGAATCCCTGCGGCCCTGTATGCTGAGATCACGTCATCCGGCGGCCTGAGCGATACACAGACAAGCGCGGTCGATTTGTCCTTGAGCGACTGAGAGAGCACCTGCCTCTGGCGGGTCGGCGAGTGCGTCGCAGGCCGTGATACGAGTCGCGGCGCGCAATGCCGAAGGTGCTCGAGGAAATGCACTGTGAAATAGCCAAAAAAATCAGGTGCAATAACTGTTAGTGGTGTCATGTCCTATGCTTCCTCCTGGCTTTGATCTCTTTCTACTCTGTCGGCCTGGTCGCAGGGCGCAGCCGAGAACGAAAGTACTCACATTGCTTTTTACGTTTTTTTGGACAGCACAACCGACGTCGTCGGACAGCGCACCACTGATACCAGACTCCGGCGATTTCCATGTAGTGTGCGCATTCCCTACAGTGATCATAGGAGTGCAGGAACACCCCACCGGTGATCTTGTGTAGTCCGTGAGTATTGGAGCGCACGTCACTCTTCCTCTGTCAGTCTCTTTTCCGTCCAGAACGCTCCAATGACTGCGTCCTGATCACTGGGGCGAAGACCACGCGCCCGATCCCAGAACTCCACGATACCCCTACCGCCGTGTCGGCGCGCCAGCCTCCTGGCCTCCATGACCGCCGCAGAGCGGGTACGCCTGGTATGAGTCGACCACCTCGTGATGTTTCCCTCCGTGCCACACCCGGCGTGGTAGTAGTAGGTCGTTGTCTTCATGGTTTCTCTCTCTCTTTCTACGAGGGCTCCATCGCCCGCGGGGAGGCTCGACACGCGAGCCGTCCCGTAGGCGCCCCTGGGGAGGGGCGAAGGGCTAGTCAGCGGAGGCCCTCGGCACGCGAGGGCTACCGTGGATGGGGGAGCTACTCCGTGGAGTATTCTATCAGTCGCACAGCCGGGCTGGTCCTGTCCGACATTTGTTCTGCGATCTTGTTGGCTCGAATAATGCCAAGATCGGCCGTGAGCCATCGCGCGAAATTCGCAGCATACATTCCGCCATCATCAGCCGCGGCGCATGGCACAACAAAATGATTGATTGCGCAGAATTTCACGATTTTGTGTTTCGGGATCCAACTTGACAGTGTCATGGTCTCTCTCCAGTCTCTCTCTCTCTTTCTGGGTTTGTCCGAACCGATCGATCTATTAGGTCTCAACCGTCCACAGATATTCTTCACGCGTCAGAATACACCGCTGGTGTGTATCTACGACCAGGGCATCAGGTTCCCCGCCCTGGGCGAGCACCACCTCGTACGCAGCGTCCGTGATTGCAATGACGTCGTATTCGCTATCTGCGTCCCCTGACTGGATCTTGGCGTCCTGGATCGCCTTTTCAGGAGTGGGACCGACGCCGTACACTGCGCCTGTCGCGCTGTGATTTTCTACTGCGTTCCGTTCGATTGCTGCGAATTTCTGGATCATGTCTCTCTCCCTGTCTCTCTCCGCTGCTCAATACTTCATCCTGAAACCAGTATAGCACACTCATTGTCCCAGTCAACTGTTGACGGGGAAATATTACTCGGAACTCCTGGCAAAGCGTGGGTATTCCCCGGTCTATGCTCCATTGACTGGCGCGGTTGCAGCACAATTCGGGCTGTGAGCCGTGATCTCTGCCCGGGCGGCTATCCACGCCCCCGGGGGCCTTGACGCGCTTCTCGGGGGCACGTAGGCTGTCTGGAGTTAGGCTGTGTCTGGTGAGCTGTGTTCGGTTGCCGTTCCTTTGGGGTGAATGGGTCACCTCAAACCCCTACCGGTTGCCACCTCCCAATCGTTCTGACCGGTAGGGGATTTGACTATCTCGGGACCGCCGTTGTACTGTAATCGCGTCCGAGTCGAGGTGAGTGCCTGGCCCTGGGGTCTCCTGGCCCCGGGGTTTTCTTTCGCCGTGCGTCCTGGTACTATACGTATCGAAGTACCACCCGCTCGTGAGGCCGGTTAGGGCCGTCAGGGTAATGGTACCCTGACGGCTTTACCTGGTCTGTCAATGTGATCCCTATTCCTTGGCCTGATGCTGAGCGACTGACAACACCCACAGGATTTCTGACCCCAGTCGAATGGTGGGAGGACTTGGGCCACACGAGACAGGAGCGGTGGGCGCCGATCCTCGGGCCGCTGTCCAGAGAGCAGCGTCAGCGGTTCCATGATGAGCGCCGCGCCCTGTCCGTGGATCTCCCGGTCGACGCCCAGAAGTCGTTTTCCGAGGCGCAATTACTTAACGCAGAGCGCAAGCTGTGGGCCAAGTGGAAGCGGATATCTACCAGACAGACGCCGGATAGTTGTTCACAAACAGGTACACAGACTGGAGAAAAGTGATTTGCCATTCTGGCAAATTGACAAAATGGCAAATCGTATCCGCCCGTAACAATTAAACAAATATTCAATGTGTGTCAAATTTGACACATTCAATTTGTGTGTGTCTTTAAATCCGCAGTTGACACTAGATTGTGAATAGCGGCCATTAGATCACCTGGCAACCACCGGCATTGGACGCGAAGCGTGTAAGCCGATCGCGGCCTGATGCGAGGCGATCTTGGAAGTGGGTCGACCGCGTGCGCAAGACTGGGACGTGGGCCAGTGCACAAACGGGAACAGGCCGCAATAACCCCCCCTGGTCGTTGCTCCGTGGCATGGAGGTGGGGCAGGGGTCCCCACCGGGCCAGCGTTGCTCAAGATCTGGTGGTTTGCAGGATTTGCGGTCGGATGGTTGAAAACGAACCATTTGCGCGATTTCATGTGGGTATCCTGTGGTTTGTGTGTGTGTGCGAGTTGTGTGTAATTGTCCTAGGTAAGGATCCAGAAATTCCTGAGTGTTATCATCATATTAGGTGGCCCCCCGCTAG